CCGTTGTCGTACCACCACGTCCATTCGCCTGTTCTATTGCCATCGTTATAACTGCCTTTGGCGCTGACTTTGCCGTTGTCGTACCACCACGTCCATTCGCCTGTTGGTTTGCCATTGTTATAACTGCCTTTTTCTCTGACTTTGCCGTTTTCGTACCACCGCGTCCATTCGCCTGTTCGATTGCCATCGCCGTTATAACTACCTTTTTCTCTGACTTTGCCGTTGTCGTACCACCACGTCCATTCGCCTGTTGGTTCGCCATTGCTGCCAACGTAGCCGCTTTCCAGTGGTTTAGTCTTCGCTTCATCATAAAATCTTTCGACAAGCCTTAGCCCCTTTTCTTTGGCTGAAAGTTCATCGACAAGTCGTTGTAACTTCTCAAGTTTACGGGTCTTCTTTGCAAGCTTCTCTTGCAACTGCTTAAGTGTTTTTTCAGTCATTTGCTTGTCTCCATTTTAGTGCCGTTGTCCCATTGCGATACCGTGCGCAACGTGCCGTTATCGTACCGGTACGTCAATTCGCCTGTTTTTTTGCCATCGCTATAACTGCCTTTGCGGTCAATGTTGCCGTTTTCGTGCCAGAACGTCCATTCGCCTACTTGATTGCCATCGTCGTTATAACTGCCTTTGCGATAGACGTTGCCGTTTTCGTGCCAGAACGTCCATTCGCCTGTTAGCTTGCCATCGCTATAACCGCCTTTGGCTTCGACGTTGCCGTTTTCGTACCATGAGATCCATTCGCCTGTTAGTTTGCCATCGTCGTTATAACTGAATTTGCGATAGACGTTGCCGTTTTCGTACCATGAGATCCATTCGCCCGTTCGATTGCCATTGCTGTCAACGTAGCCACGGAGCTCGGGTTTAGTACTTTCTTCGTCGTAAAATCTTTCGACAAGCCTTAGCCCCTTTTCTTTGGCTGAAAGTTCATCGACAAGTCGTTGTAACTTCTCAATTTTAAGTGTTTTCTTTGCAAGCTTCTCTTGCAACTGCTTAAGTGTTTTTTCAGTCATTTGATTCTCCATTTGATTTAATTTTGAGAGGTTGGCCACGGCTTGCGCCGTGGTGGTGGCGTTAATAGTTAGCTTTTTTCTTTAAAGTTGCGCCAACGTCAGCGGCCATTTTTAAAACGTCAGCCGCGTCAAATTCATCACAAGCTGCCTCAAATTCTTTATCCTCAACCTTTTCTAACACAAGTTCTAATGTCTCAATCAATTCTCTTAAAGTTTTCATTGTCTAATCTCCGTTTAGTTGCTGGTTTGCTTAACCAGTGAGAACATTCTACACGCAGCCGCCCGTTGCGTCAACACTTTTTAAGCAAAAAACAAAATAATTTTAAAATAAACTATAAGGCTTTGTTTTTTAAATGGTTTAAAGTCAAAAATTCTTTAAATCCAAAGTGATTAGCGGCTAAGTTCCACGATATTTCCCACGCGTCGAACGGTATTGCTGCGTGTACCGCGCCGAACTGGTCAAAAAAACGACAGATTGAATTGTGTTCGGCGGCGGTAAACGAGTACCGCACTTTGACTCTGGGCTTATTGTCGTAACGGTCAACTGTTCGCTCAACCGCGTCCGCAAAGGCAAAGCTGGCGTTTTTTATTGTCTCTCGCATTCCGTCGAGGGTTCTATTTTTTGCAAGTAACGGGTCTGCCATGCAAAAAACGGCGGCCTTGATTGTGGTCGCAACGTGTTTAAAAAACTCGTTATTTCCATAAACGTCTTGCCCTAATCTGATTTCTGCCCACGCCATTTCTGTTTTTATCCAAAAAACGGCTGCTCTCTCGTCACCAGTCTCTTGTTGGCCACGAATGAAAGCTATCGAAGGGCATAAAAAATACTTTTTTCGCTTGCATTGTTTTTTCATAATAAATCCTCCATTTTTTTAAACTGGCCGCGATACTTTGCGGCCAACCTTTTGCGGTCATATTAAAACGGGATATCGTCGTCTAGATCATCGGCTTGTTGTGCTTGTTGGCTACCTCTTGCCGCTGGTGGCGCTGGCACAGAACCTTGATTCTGATTTTTTCGGCTATCTTTTACGGGATTTTGCTCAAGAAACGCCATTCTTTTTTTGTAAACTTCTGGCGCTGTTTTTTTGCCAACTAATTCCGAAGCCGTCATATTAGTTGTTGGCTCAAAAAAGCTTAACAATAAAAGGTTTGAGTAATCTTTGCCTTCATGCGTTGACAACTCTTTCTGTAAAATAACACCAATTTGTTGGCCAATAAAACAATCAAAAACTTGACATTTTTTTGGCTTCATTGTTTTTGATTCTGAATCCCAGCAGTCTACTGTTTTTTCTACAAAATCAAAGTCTTCTCTAATTTTTAACAAATAAGCTAACGCTTGCACAGATTTCGCGCCGAAAGTCTCATTTCCAGCGTTATCACGCACAAATATCTTAAAGGTTGCTTTACTTTCGTCAGGTGTTTTGAAGTCAAATTTTAAAGCTTGCGCTCCCTTTGCATAAGTTTCGAGTGTGACCATTTCAAATATTCCAACGTAAGACCCAGATTCTTTTATAAATCCTTGAGCGTCACTTCCTAAAATACTATTTTTGCTTAATTTCATGAAAGCCATTTTACTCTCCTTGTGGTTGTGGTTGGTTTAATTCGTAAAAATCTACTATTTGATTATCAATAACCGCTAAATCATTATCTATCAAATCTTTGTCAAACAAATCAATTGGTGATTTAACAGTATCGTTCCCACTGTTTTTCGTTGTGAAAAAATATTCACCATCGCGAACAGCCGTTTTTAAAACAATACTGAATAAGCCTTCAATCGTAATTTTATCATCAAGCATTTTGCCGATTGTTTTTGCTTTTTCTTTGCCAAAATCGTTACTTTCGATGTGACTTAAAAAGTAAACGCGAACATCTGGCTCAAGGTTGGCAGCACTGTTAATAATATCCCACGCTTGCCGTGCAATATCATTGAATTTATCATAACTTTTTTCATGAGAGCGGCGCATAAACTCGTTTGCCATAATATATTGAAAATCATCAATTATAATTATTTTGCGTTGCGTTCTTGTCAAGGCTTCGCATATTTTTATGCTCGAATCATTTTGATAAATAGTACCGCCTTCTTTCGTAAATACTTTCCAATCTTTTGACTTGAAGGGCAATGGCTTTTTTACGGGCTGAATCAATAAAACTTCTTGCGGATTTAAGTTGCGCAATGATGCGGTTTTGCCCGTTCCGCTATTGCCTAAAATCAAGCTTATTACTGACATAAAAATCTCCTTTAAAATGGCAAATCATCGCCTGATTGTTGTTGCGGCTCGTTATCGCCAAAACTTGGCTCACCAGCCCAATTAAACCAGTACTGCGGCCAACCTTGTTGTGGTTCAATCATGCGAACTCCCCCCAAAAGTCAGATTCAACCCATGCGCGATAATGCGCATTGGCCGCTAACAACTCTTTCATTTTTGCCATCAAAATCCAGCCCTTGGCTTGGCCGTTAACTACTTGCGATTTTGGCAACCAAACCGTCTTAACAAGTGATTGCGCCGAATTGGCCATGTACACGTCAAAAGCAAGCGCTTTTTCTGTTTCTTTAGTTGGCGTGGGCAAAGTAAACAAAGCGTTTTTAACATCGGCCACCGCTTTGTTGTCGGCGGCTTTTTCTTTAACCCATGCCCACGCTTTTTTAAGACCCGCAGAAATGTAATCAACTGCTTTACCGCCCTTGCCAGCTTTTTTGCGTGTACCAAATGCAATGTCGCCAGCGATTTTCCAAGCTAAAGACATAACTGTTTTTTGTGGGTTTTTCATATCGATTCTCCGTTTAGTTGCTGGTTTGCTTAACCAGTGAGAGCATTATGCCATAGCTGAACCAACCACGCAAGCTATTTTTGCAAAAAAGTACAGAAAAATGCAAAAAAACAAAGAATGTTGCTTTTTTTTGAAAAACAGTCTATAGTCTTATTTTTTAAACTTTGAGGGGTAAAAAATGGTAACAATTGAAAAACTAGAGGCAGCTAGGGCAGCTTTGCTTCAGATAAATGTACGCCAATTCGCTTTATTGGCGACGGCGGACTACAGAAAAGTTAGAGGCTTTATGAACGGCAAAAAAACCGACATAGAAACGATTAAACTTATTTTAAAAGCGCTTGAAATTTAATTTTGTCGAAAGTAGAAAGGATTTGACATGATGCACAATCACCCACCAGCTTATCTATCAAAGCAGTTTTTGTCTTTTATAGACGCAAAAAAGGTAAAAATTAATCATGAATAACTTAAAAAACCCATTAAAAAATAACTTTACAATGATTTCAAATGAGGTGGTTCAGGACAGTAATTTGAGCGACAGAGCAAGGTTTATTTATTGTTACATGGCATCAATGCCTGATGATTGGGTGTTTTATCAAGCCAGCCTTGCCAAGTCACTTGGATACTCAAGAGATACACTTCAAAAGTACATGAATGAGCTTTTATCCGCAGGCGTTTTAACTCGTAAGCAAGAAAAAAACGGTACAAAGTTTGCAAATTATACTTATGAGTTAATGGATTATAAAAAACAAGAGCCTAAATTTTCCGCAACGGAAAAAAGCCGCAACGGGAATTTTCCGCAACGGGAATTTTCCGCAACGGAAAAAGTCGACACTAACAAAGAAACACTTAAACAAAGAAACATTAAAGACAAAGAAATAGTAAAAACAAATACAGCACAATCGCAAGCGATTGATGCTAGCCAAGCGCAAGCGCTTGATGATACTCGTGAACAAGAACCTGTTAAGCCTGCCAAAAAAACACTGGCAAAAAAAGAGGATTGGTCAAAACGGATAATCGAGTTATTCAACGTGCCAGAACAAGTCGCGCAAGACTTTATCGCAATGCGCAAGGCAAAACGTGCTGTTATCACAGAAACGGCTTTAAGCAACATCTTGCGTGAAGTCCAGAAAGTCAACCAATCAGGCATGACTTACTACCCGTTCGAGGCAATAACGGAAATGATTTTGCGAAACTGGTCAGGATTTAAAGCGGATTGGATCATTGAAAGACAAGCGCAAAAAACAACTTTCTCAAACAAAAAAGGAGCAATCGATGGATTTTTGGCAAGAACGGCCACAAAAACAGATGCGCCCGTGGAGTTAGACGTAACACCCTCACAAAATTGGCCGCAGGTTGATTTTTTGGACGATAATCCGTTTGCCTGATGCGTTGGCATAGCCTTTAAAAAAATAACGCCTAAAAACGGCTTTAAAATCGATTTTAACAATGGAGAGAAAAATGCAAGATAGACGCGAAAAAATTAAACAGCTTATGGCCGTGATTTTTACGAAATACAACAAAGACTTATCAACGATTAGCGACATAACAGTTGATATCTGGACGAATTGTTTGTCGAATGTTAGCGACAGAGGCCTTGAATTGGCAATGCGTCACAGGTTTGGTACTTTTATGCCATCGATTGATCAAGTCGAAATCGTTGGCTTGCGTCTTGATAATCATATGCTTAGCGAAAGAATTAAAAGGGCGCTTGATTTGTATCAAAATGGCAAGCTGGAAAAATTGAAAAACAAGTATTTTTACCGTGCTTTTTTGCGCAATTACACCATGCTACAAAACGAAAAAAACAACGATGTCATGTGTGAAAAAATGAGGCAAACAATTTTTATTTTGATGGAACATGGGTGTGCTGAAATACCAGCAGCACTAATCACACAAGACGCAGGCGAGCCAATCTCAAAAGAAAAAGCCGCAGAAAATTTACGTAAGCTAAAAGAGGCCTTGCCTCACGTTTTTGGGAGAATGTCATGATTGATGCGGTTAAAATGGCTCAGGAGTGGCTTGAATTTAAGCGTTGCTGGTATGAGTATTATCAGCGGCATTTAGCGCTTGAAAAACAAAAAGAAC